AGATGAGGTCAATCAGATTATCCTTACTCTCACTGAGGTAAGTACACTGCCTAATCCTTATTACTTATTTGTTTTTCAGAATGAAATGGACAAGCTGTCTGCACCTATTACATTCTACACTGCTGATGTATCAGCTTATCCTGAACGATTCAATCAGTTTCTATTGGATGAGCCTGTAGATTTGGAATTAATAAAAGGACAGTATACATATAGTATCTATGAGTCATCTACCACACCTCCAACTATTGCTAACTCTACAGGAGTAGTGATTGAAGAGGGCAGGATGGTAGTATCAGGACCAATAGTATCATCAATTTATGAGTAATTATGGCATTAAAAGACTTTTTTAAAACAGTAAAGCATGAAATAGTAGAGGGATATCAGTCATTCTCTACTCCATTCCTTAAGGTAGGAGGTGCAAATTTAACTCTCCCCTATGTAAATGGTAGGAATCAGACTAATGGATATATACCATTTGGTCAGGATAACCTATTCCCTGAGCTACTCAATCAGATATTCTATTCTAGTCCATTACATGGCTCTATTGTAGGGTATAAAGTGAATGCAGCTGTAGGAGGTGGATTTAATATAGTAGCAGATAGACTAACTCCACAGGATAAGCTAGAGCTATATACACTTGAAAGAAAATTAAACATAAAAAAAGTAGTTCCTGCTGTAACTCAGCAACTCATACTGCATAATAGAGTTTATTTCAAGCTATGCTTTGATGACAAAATGAAGCTAACTAAGATAGTCAATCTATCACCTGAGAAACTTAGAATAAACTTAGACAGAAAAAGATACTATATTTGTGATGATTGGTCATCTAGGATTGGAGTACAGGAGATTAGAAGATACACACCTACCTCTAGAGATTATGAGCAACTATTTGTATATGAGGTAGAATGTATTGGACAGGATTTCTATCCATTACCTCAGTACACCTCAGCTCTAAACTTTGCTTTCTTATCCGGTGAACTTAGCTACTTTGCTAAAAGTAACATTCAAAATTCAGTATTTCCATCTTTTGCTATGATGTTTCCTAAGAGACCTCAGTCTGAGGAGGAGAAGAATATGATAAGAAGTACCATTGATAGATTGAAAGGTGCTGCTAATGCAGGTAAAGCTGTAGCATTTTTTGCTAATTCACAGGACCAACTACCAAAGATTGAGTCACTACCTACTAATGGTAATGATAGTTTATTTCAAGAGGCATCACAGCTGAATACTGAGCAGATTTGCTTCTCTCACACTATAGATCCTATCCTTATGGGAATCCGTACTACAGGCTCACTAGGTAATGGCTCAGATATTAAGCAAGCATACATCATATTTGAGAAGAATGTAGTAATGCCACTTAGAGAGATGGTATCTGATATCTTTAATGAGCTACTATTCATAGCTAAGATTGATGCAGATTTCACTATCAATAACTATCAAATAATTAACGAGGCAATAGTAGAACTTGAGGGAGATACCTCTAAGACTAATGATGCATTGAATAGTTTATCTCCTTTGGTGGCTACTAAAGTACTTGAGAATATGTCTAAGAATGAAATTAGAGCCTTAGCATCTTTACCTCCATTGAATGATACACCAACACCAATAATCTGATGCTATACTTTATTACAGAAACCTACTTAAAGAATAACACACCCATCACAGCAAATGTTGATGTCAATAATGTTACTCCCTACCTAGCTACTCAAGCTCAGTTAAGAATCATGCCTATCTTAGGCACTACATTCTATAATGACTTACTAACTAAGTACAATGCTCAGACTTTAGATCCTGATGAGGAAACTTTAGTTACATTCATTCAGCCTATTATTGCATGGAGAGCTGCTGAAGATGCTGTATTTGGTCTATCTCTACAGCTAAAGAATAAAGGATTGCAGACTCAGTTTGGAGATAACTCAGCATCTGTAGATAGAGGGACTATAGCATTCTCAATGGAACACTATGCACAAAAGGCTGCATTCTTTGAGCAGAGATTGATTAGATACTTACTAAAAAACAGAGCTTTATATCCAATATTTACAGGTACAACTAACCGAGATACTGACCTTAGACCTATGATAGATGGATGTGGATGTCTATCTAATGGCTTGCTAGAATGTACAGGATTATGTGGAGGTTCAGGTAACAATGGCTACAATAATTCAATCCTAATACTATGAAACATTCAGGAGTATTGTCAATTATAGTATTCAGTTTAGGATACTTAACAGGCATATCATTACTATTTGAGCCTGCTATATATCTTAAGCTAATGGGAGGTAGTATAATAGGATATCTTACTTTTATTTTAGCATTACAAATAGAGGGAAGGGAATGAAAGCACAACTATCACTATTACTAATATCAATACAATCACAACTTTTGACACTTATCTCTATATGCTTTGCATTCTTTTTACCAATATCAGGCATTCTAATAATGATAGGAGTACTTATTGCTATTGATACTATCACAGGCATATGGAAAGCTAATAAATTAGGGGATAAAATAACTAGCAGAAAGCTCTCATCTATAATCAGTAAGCTAGCACTGTATGAGGTTACTGTGATTATGTTTTTTTTAATAGACAAATTCATACTAAATGATATCATTCTTACATTTTTTAGTGTACCATTCATGCTCACAAAAATAGTGGCATTGGTCCTAGCTAGTATAGAGGTGATGTCAATCAATGAGAATTATAAAGTAGTCAAAGGCATAGACTTATGGCAATCTGCAAAGTTATTATTTGCTAGAGCTAAGGATATTAAAGAGGACCTAAACAAATTGAAATGACTAGATGGGAACTTACATCTAAATATGGTACTGCTAATATAACAGGTGCAGGATATTTAGTGAAAATTAAGCTACCTTATCCTATGCGTATAGCTTGGGACTTAGACAGCACTGTCAATACTATGATGTGCCATAAGTTAGTGGCTGATAACTTTACTGCTGTATTCAATGAGCTATTATCTGAGTATGGCTATGAGAAAATTAAGGAGTTAGGGATTGATTTATTCGGTGGATGCTTCAACTATAGAAAGATGAGGGGAGGTACAGCACTATCCATGCACTCATGGGGAATTGCAATAGACTTAGATCCTGCTAGAAATCTACTCAAAGAATCATCGAAAACTGCAAGATTTGCAAGATCTGATTATAAGGCTATGATAGATATATTCTATAAGCATGGTTTTATATCTTTGGGTAGAGAAAAAAACTATGATTGGATGCACTTTGAAATAAAAGAATGATGAGATACTTAGCCATAATCTTACTACTCAGCAGCTGCTCTGCACAATACCATCTTAATAAAGCTATTAAGAAAGGATATACCTGTGAAGAGACAGGTGATACTATCAGAATCACAACTTTAGATTCTATCCCTGTTATCATTCATGATAGCATAGTATGGGAAAAATTCATCACTACTAAGGATACTATCATAAAGTATAGAACAACTTATGTTCCTAGAACAAGATTCCAAGAGAGATTAGCTTATAAATTAAAGGTTAAAACTATCTACAAAGATCGTATTGTAGAGAAAGCACAGGCTAAAGCCACAAGACCTAAGACTAGAGGTAATCTTAGTCTATTATTTGTAGGGGTAGGCATAGGCTTACTGCTATCATATCTCTTTAAATTTGCAAGGGAAAAGTATTTGTTCTAAGTTTATGGTAAGAAAAAGACTGTTTTTTGACATTGAGACATCATTCAATGTTGGTATATTTTGGCGGTCAGGATATAACCTCACAATCAATCCAGGTGACATCATTCATGAGAGAGCAATTATATGCATTTGCTATAAATGGGAGTCAGAGCAAGATGTTCAGTTCCTAACTTGGGATAAAAAGCAATCTGATAAGGCAATGATTAAAGCATTCCTTAAAGTTATGGCTCAAGCTGATGAACTTGTGGCTCATAATGGGGATAGATTTGACCTCAAATGGTTACGCACAAGAGCCTTATTGCATGGTCTTGATGTTATCCCCTCACCTAAGACTATAGATACTCTTAAATGGGCTAAAAGATACTTTAATTTTAACTCTAATAAATTAGACTATATAGCTAAGTATTTAGGAGTAGGTCAAAAGATGGATACAGGAGGACTAGACCTGTGGAAAGATATAGTTTTTAAGAAAGATCAGCAGGCAATGAATAAGATGGTAGACTATTGCAAAATGGATGTCACTGTGCTAGAAGCTGTATTCAATAAACTTAATTCTTATGCAGCTCCATCTACTCATTATGCTGTAATGGATGGAGATGAGAAGTACTGCTGTCCTGAATGTAGTAACTATAATGTAAGGTATAATAAAAAGGTAGTAACTGCAGGAGGGACTATCCATCATTGGATGAGATGTGATGATTGCAAAAAATATTATAAAATAAATAATAAAAGTTACTTAGAATTTTTGAAATTCAAATATAAACACTAAATTAGCACTTGTTTCCATGTTAAAGAAAGCAGTTGTAAGCTCCCCAGCACGCAGCTGCTTTTTTTTTGTCACAAATATCTTTAACATTAGTGACAATAAAGCCAAATAAAGTTTACAAATACCTACACTTTTGTAAGATATGCTTTACATAATAGGAATAATTCCGATTAATTAAGTAAAAATTACCCTCGTTAAGTGTTTAAGGGTACAAT